TACCCGTGATTACAACGGCATGGCGTCTAACCTTGGCAATCGTCAGTTCCTCGGCGCTGGCAAGACCCTAACTGCCTACGAGCGTGCTTATGTCGGCATGGTGGCGTCGTTTGACACCTACAAGCTGGACTACGCCAACCGTATCACTGCCGCTGCTGGTTCTGGCATCACGATCAACACCGCCAACGGCTCGCAGGAATACACCCCGCAGGCGACCACGAACTCTGTGGCTGGCGTGCTGAACGTGGATAACCGCTTCCAGACCGTGACCGTGTCGAGCACCACCGGCGTGGTTGCTGGCGATGCCTTCACCATTGACGGTGTGAATGCTGTTCATCACATCACCAAGGGTGACACCGGCCAGCTCAAAACCTTCCGTGTGATCTCGGTTGATAGCTTGACCACCATGACAATCAGCCCGCCGATCATTGCGGCTGCTACCACGCCGACCGATGCTGACTTCCAGTATCAAAATTGCGTGATTACCGCTGGCTCTGGCGCTTCCCCGATCAACTTCCTCAACGTCGTTGGTGCGCCTATCAACGTGTTCTGGCAGAAAGATGCGCTCGAAATCCTGCCGGGTCGTTACGCTGTTCCGGCTGATGCTGGCACCGCTGTGATGCGTGCTGCTACCGACCAGGGTATCGAGCTGGTGATGCAGAAGTGGTACGACATCAACACCATGACCACCAAGTATCGTTTGGACACGCTGTTCGGCGTTGTGAATAAGCAGCCCGAAATGTCCGGCATCATGCTGTTCGGTCAGACCCCGCCTTCCCCGTAATTGGGTTGATGTAACGGAAAGGGGCTTCGGCCCCTTTCTCACTTAAAGGGTAAAATATGCCTATGAAAAAAGGTTATTCGCAAAAGACAATCTCGGCTAACATTAGCAAAGAGATGAAAAGCGGAATGCCGCAAAAACAAGCTGTTGCGGTGGCTCTAAGCGTTGCGCGAAAAGCTGCTAAAACTGCTGGAAAACCCGCTAAGGCACCAGCCAAAAAAGGTAAAAAATGATTCAATTCCCAACCATCGTTTATAAAAGCCCAGGAAGCCGTCGTAATTCTCATGGGACTTATGATTATGTTGGGGTAAAAACTCAGGAAGAGTTTGACCGACGTATCGCTGATGGTTGGCACCCCTCGCAGGCGGCGGCGTTCGCTTCCCTCAAGCAGCCTCAACCCCCTGAGGCTACTTCGTCGCCTGCACCTATTGTTAGCGATCAGCCAACTCGTGCTGAGCTTGAGCAAAAAGCCATTGCGCTTGGTTTGAAGTTTGACGGGCGCACGACAGACAAGAAACTTTTAGGGCGCATTGAACAAGCGCTAGGTGGCTGACTATGGGATATAGCAAACGCCAATTTGTTACCGCTGCGCTCGAAGAGATCGGTATTGCGTCTTATAGCTTTGACGTATCGCCTGAACAGCTTGAAAGCGCGTTGCGTCGTTTGGACTCAATGATGGCAGACTGGAACGGCAAAGGAATTCGATTGGCGTATCCTCTGCCTTCAAGCCCACAGTTCAGCGACATTGATGCCGAGTCAGAAGTGCCTGACAGCGCGAACGAGGCGATCATTACTAACCTGGCAATCAGGATTGCGCCTAGTTATGGCAAGCAGTTGATGGTCGAGACTAAGACCACCGCACGCGATGCCTATCAAACGCTTTTAAACCGGGCCACATTGCCGCCGCAGCAGCAGTTGCCGGGGTCTATGCCTGCCGGGGCTGGCAACAAGCCGTGGCGCGTTTATGACGATCCTTTCCTTCGCCATCCTGTTGATCCTGTGCTGACCGGCCAGGAAGGCCCGCTTAACATCTGGGGTTAATTATGCCGACTATCAATCAACTTCCTTTGCTCGCCAACGTATCTGCTGGCGATCAGATTCCCGTCTATACACCCAACAACGGCGATGCTCGGCGCATGTCTATCAGCGCGTTGCTGGCCTACTTTCAGCAGAGCTTTGCAAGCCCCACGTTGGCAACGAATCTGTACGTTCCTGGCACTGGCTTTAATCAGACTGTTCCGACTCCGGTAGCGCAACAGCAATGGATGTTGTTGCAGCCTGCCGGTACGCTTGCCACTGGCACGATTACCTTCCCGCTGAATACCGGCGTGGCTGATGGCACCGAAGTTCTGATTACCAGCACGCAGCAAATTACGACCTTCGCTCTGGCTGCGAATGGCGCGGCTAACATTTATGGCGCTGTGACATCTCTCGCCGCTGGTGGCTTTGTGCGGTATCGTTTTTACCAGCCGACTAACTCTTGGTATCGCATCGTTTAAGGGTAAAAAATGTCATATACCGCCACGTTTCCGATTAGTTCTTTCCTTGATGTTGATGGCAAACCGTTGGAAAACGGTTATGTGTGGATTGGTGTTGCCGGGTCTGACCCGGTAGCCAATCCGATCAGCGTTTATTGGGATGACGCAGCCACACAGCTTGCAATCCAGCCAATCCGCACCATTGGCGGGTATCCGTCAAATGCTGGCGTGCGCTCGCGTCTTTACATCTCGGCCACCGATTACTCGGTCAAGGTAACGAACGTAAATGGGGCGGAAACGGTGCCTGTGTCGCTGTATAACGCGACGGAGGTTTATGCGGCTGACGTTAATTTCTTGCAGGCTGGTACTGGCGCAGTCGCCACAACTGTCCAAGCGAAGTTGCGCGAGACGGTCAGCGTTAAAGACTTTGGTGCATCGTCTGCTGATGACACTACGCGCGTAAATAATGCGCTTGCAACTGGCGGTACGGTTTTCAATAGTGAAAACTTAACTCTGTCTGGTGCGGCACTCATTCCAATTGGCGGAACATTTCAATCCGACAACAGTAAAACTATTACATACAACTCGGCCAGTACATTTGGCGTTGAGCTACGTGGATATTCGTCTCTGTTGTACGGATACCACAAATTTACCGGCTATGCAGGCGTAAATGTTTCTGGCGCGACTGGCGCGAAGATTCATAGCACCAGAATTGAAAACACTAGCGCAACCAATTCAATTGCCGTAAATATCAACACGTCAAACGCGGCTTATACCAACATTCTTGGTAATCACATTACTGCAAATGCGTTTGGTGTTTTGACCAATGGATCAGCGGATAATGTGCATGGCATACCAATCGTTGCTAACACGATAGTTTCTCTTGAAGGCGATGCTGTTGAGTTAAACGCCCCGGCTAAAACGCACTATTCCATTCCTGTCGTTGGTAACGTGCTTGCGTCAGTAGGCGGCACTACTGTAAATGGCGGTTTTGCGTTTGGTCTTGCTCGCGCCCGAGGAGTTGCGTTTGTCGGCAATACGATTGAGCAATCCAGACAAGAAGCGATTCACATTGAGGATGAACAACATACTAACGTAGTCGTAGGTAATGCCGTTCTTGATTGCACTCAAGAGGGTGTGTGGATTGGCTCATGGTCTACCGGATTGGCTGAGGGTGTGCCTGTTGTTGGTAATAGTTTTCGCGCTGCTGCTGGAAACACCTCGTATGTAGGGGCACTTCAAGTCTATGACGCAAACCCATCACCGGATGGTGTAGCGTTCATTGGAAACAGCTTTACAAATTTCTATCGTGGTATTGAGATTGCGCCAAAAGATGTTTTGTCTATCGGCAACGTAATCAAAAATGCTTCTAACACTGCATTAAACGCCACAGACGGCGGGCGGTTCCACGGCATAAATCTTTCTGTTAACTGCCCGACGCTTACTAAAAGCAGCAAAGGGGCAGTGTTTGGAAAGATTATTTCGACTACAACACCCACTACAATCGTTGATACTTCAGCGCACCCAGCCAACACGCTTGGTAGCTTTGTAAAAGGGTTTTCATTTCCAAAAAATTCGCAAACTGTCACAGCAACAAACACGACTATTGATTTGTTTGCGTTGCCGTCGCGAATGAAGGGACAATTGACCTGCACAGTAAGATCAAATGGCGGGCCCGCAGAACATATCTTTTTCACTGCTGATGTTTTGTATGACGGCACGACGCTAACCGTGTCTGGATCGACAAAAAAAGTGTTCGGGTCAATGGACGTCGGTACGGCTGCGTTTTACGTCATAAATAGCGGAAATCTGGCTATCGGCGTATATCTTGCTTCCGGCACTCAAAATGTGGATGTCTATGTAGATTTTGAAGGCATTTATTACAAATAGTTAAGACTAGTATTAAACTGTATTAACCGTACTGGCCCGGTAGATCAGGGATTCCACAGGAATCAACTATAAATGCCAAAAGACCCACGCTTAACCCGAGCTGGCGTTGAAGGCTATAACAAGCCTAAGCGAACGCCTTCGCACCCAACCAAGTCGCATGTGGTGGTGGCTAAGGAAGGCGATAAAATCAAAACGGTTCGCTTTGGTCAGCAAGGGGTTTCAGGCTCGCCTAAGCGTGAGGGCGAGTCAAAGGCTGATAAGGCGCGGCGGGAGTCGTTCAAAGCTCGGCACTCCGAAAACATTGCCAAGGGCAAGATGAGCGCGGCGTATTGGGCCGACAAGGTGAAATGGTGAGTTAATGCAGATCCCAATTCTGAACGGCATTTACACTGACAGCGGCCCAGACCTTCGCACGTCTTA